TATTAACAATGCTGTTTTCCGGTTTCCGGCGGACGATGAGGTGAAAGTATGACTCTTAAAGAACGAGTGATCGTAGAAGCCTACACAGGTTACTGTATGACAATAGGCGAGGAAAGAGAAGAACTCTATAAATACATAGCGAATGCTATGGGAAGACCGATTTTTTCCTATGAACTTGCAGATGAAGAAATTCTAAGCGAGTTGCACGATAAAGTTAAAACGGATTTTATCAGGCTTTGCAGAGGAGAGGATGTAGAAGCATGATTTTAAAAACCGTAGAGAGTGGAAGCTCTGGTAATTGCTATTTGCTCATTGCAAACAGCGGAGAAAAACTAATTCTGGATTGTGGAGCACTAGCAAAGGAAATTAAGAAAGGGCTGAACTGGGAAATCAGAAATGTTTCCGGGTGCGTTGTAACACATCAGCATGGGGATCATGCGTG